TGAGTCTAAAGAACTTAAAGAACCAGAGGGTGATCCTTCATACTAACGCCACGTCCGTTCATCCCTTCTAGGGACGCATGATAACCTAGCATGGAACGGGGCTAGGGTATATGGAGATTACAATGCAAGTAACTTACGTATATCGTGGCATTGCTTACACAAAAATTGTGAAGTAATAACAGCACGGGGAGCACCTCAGAGTCGGACTCCCCTGCCCTTGGCACAAGCCTCTACGGAGACACCTTGAGCCGTCTAGACGGTGGGATAGACCACAAAAAATCTCGAGAAAAATTTGTACAAAGAAATATAAACCTTTAATTTTAACAGAAAACAATGGCTGTTTCACAACAGAGCACAGGCAATCCTTCAAGTATAACCTTTGCCGGTGCTAACAATGGTGCTTCTACTACTACCGCAGCTAGAAGAGCACTTTATTTAAAATTGTTTTCCGGAGAATTGTTCAAAGGCTTCCAGCGTAACACAATCGCACGTGATCTAATCACAAAGAGAACCCTTAAGAATGGTCGCTCAATGCAGTTCATCTTCACAGGTAGAACAAAGAGTGAGTACCACATTCCCGGAAACAACATACTGGGTAACACCGACGGTGCACCTCCAGTAGCAGAGGTAACAATCGAGTGCGATGACCTCTTAATCAGTTCAGCTTTCGTATATGAGTTGGATGAAACACTTGCACATTACGACTTAAGAGGAGAAATTTCTCGTAAGATCGGATATGCACTAGCAGAAAACTACGATAGACGTATCTTCAGAGCTATCACTAAGGCTGCTAGATCCGCTGGTCCTATCACAAAGACTAACTTTATAGAGCCCGGTGGAACACAGATCAGAGTTGGTACAAACAACGCTGCTTCTGACGCATACGTTGCTAACAACCTCGTTAACGCTTTCTACGATGCAGCTGCTGCACTAGACGAAAAAGGCGTAAGTGGCGAAGGTAGAGTAGCCGTATTGAACCCAAGACAGTACTACGAGCTTATTCAGGCTGTAGGTGGATCAGGTTCAGGTGCTTATCTAATCAACAGAGATGAGCAAGGTGACGCATTACAGTCAGGTAATGGCATCATCGAGATTGCTGGTATTAGAATCTACAAGTCAATGAACATACCATTCTTCGGTAAGTTCGGTACTCAGTATGGTTCTGCATCTGCAACAAACCCCGGTATCACAGATCCCGGAAACTCTGGTTCATTCGTATCAGAAGCAATGGGAGACCAGCAAGAAATCGCTGTTCCTACTGCTAACGCATCTGCTAACGAAGGACAGAGAACCGTAAACGACTACGGTGAAGCGGCTAAGTTCAACAACTCTTGTGGATTAATCTTCCAGAAAGAAGCTGTTGGTCTTGTAGAAGCAATCGGACCACAAGTTCAAGTAACATCTGGAGATGTGTCAGTTATTTACCAAGGCGATGTCATTCTCGGACGTCTAGCTATGGGAGTAGCTCCATTAAACCCAGCTGCTGCTGTAGAATTAGTAGCCGGTACAGGTACATTATCTGGTGCAACTGCTGCTTTCTAAATTTTATTTTTTTTATACGGGGGCTTCGGCTCCCCTTTTTTATTATGGCTTCCACAACTATTGACCTCGATACCGAACTATCCGCAGTAAATTCAATACTGGGAGCTATCGGACAGGCTCCTATAACACAGTTAAAAGATCCTGTAACTGGGGCAATCACAAACGCAAACCCAGAGATACAATTTATATATAACTTATTAAAAGATGCAAGTATAGATGTACAATCAGAAGGTTGGCATTTTAACAAAGAAGAACATGTAGAGTTTCAAGTAGATTCTACTACTAACAAAGTTACTATTCCATCAGATGTAATTAAATTAGATCTTCACAACAACTGGCATGAAAGAGACTACAACTTTGTAAGACGTAAAGGATTTCTATATGACAAAATAACTCACACAGATGAGTTTCCTGACACAGAAAAATTTGTACTAGATGTTACAAAGATATATGAGTTTGAAGATTTACCTCCAATTTTTCAAAGGCATATAACTTATAGAGCATCAAGAATGGCAGCTACTCAACTTGTAGCTAATCCACAACTTGTACAATTATTACAAACTCAAGAAGCTTTAAGCCGTGCTAGTCTTATGGAGTATGAATGTAACCAAGGTAATCACAGCATGATGGGATTCCCAGACGAAACTTCATATACTACATACCAACCATGGAGGAACTTAGCAAGATAATGGCAGGCATAACACAAACTATAGCAAGCTTTAATCAAGGTATATCTGAACAACCAGATCATCTAAAATTCCAAGGTCAGGTAAGAGATGTCGTTAACGCTATACCTGACATAACTTATGGTTTATTTAAAAGACCGGGTGCAGCCAGAGTAGGTACTGCACCTTTAGCAAGTGTAGCAGTTGGCGGATCTTGGTTTCATTACTTTCGTGATGATAACGAAGGTGCATATGTTGGACAGGTAGATTCATCAGGTGTACTTAGAGTATGGAAAGCTAGTGGTGATAACCCTAGTACAGCTCAAACTGTAATATATGGAGCTAGAGCATGGTTTAATACAAAATGGTATTTCGGAGATAAAGTACAGAATAGTTCACGAATCTACGAAGCACAGGCTACTATTAACCAAGGTACAGCTGCCCCTACACATACTTCTGGAACTACAAATAACTGGAAGTTTATTGAGACTGTGGCGACTGCTACAACTAGAATAAATAATTACTTAACAACAAGTGACCCAGAAAATTTACAATTCCTTACTATCAACGACACTACCTTTGTTACTAATCGTGATAGTTCTAACTCTAATACTCTAGTAGGAGAAACTGGATCTACAGATGATAGACCGGAAGCTCACTGTGCTATGATAGAACTGCTTAGAACAGAAAATGGACGTCAGTATGGACTCAATATATTTGATAGTACTGCTACTTCTAACTTTCCAAACAATCTTACTACTGTAAAACGTGCTACCAAGATAAAGATTGTAGATCACAGCTTTGATGAAGGTGATAACTCAGGGCACTGCCCCGGTATAGGAACAGAAGTATTTAGTTGTACAGCTAAAAGTAGCTATTCTGCTTCTGAAAATATCACACATATTAAAAACGGTAGTACTACACTAACATCAGGTAGAAATAACTTAATATTTCGTACCGTAGCTTTAGGTCAACAAGGTATTAGCCCTAACTATGCTTGGAATAGTGATAGTCCAGATGGTAACAACTACAGATGTAGTTACAACTTAGAAGTAACTTTATTACATGGTGGAGAAGGTTGGGAAGTTGGTGACACCGTAAGAATCACACCTGAGTCTGCATCAGAAGCAGCAAATGTTATTTATAACCCATCAGGTAATAATGGTAGTCAAGCATATATGGATGTTCAAGTAACAGAAATAGAAAGTACTCAAGTTAAAGCTACACTAACTAATAACGGAGACGGATTAGTACGTCCATCACCTACACCTTTTGATTCTGATACAGCCGTAACAGCTGATACTATATTAGCCGGTATAACTGCAAATTTACCATCTGGTATAAGTGCTAGAGTTATAGGACCGGGAATATATTTATCAAGCTCTAACCCATTTAGTGTAGAGATTGTGGAAGAAGATCTTATGAGAGTCTTCCAGAAATCAGTTAACGAAGTTACTTTACTTCCTAACATGTGTAGACATGGTTATATAGTCAAAGTAGCTAATGCTAGAATGTCTGATGAAGATGATTACTACTTAAGATTTGTAGGAGAAAATAATTTAGATGGTTCTGGATCATGGGAAGAATGTGCAATACCCGGTATAACTGACGAGTTAACAAACATGCCATTAGTTATACAACGTACTGGTTTATTAAATGCAGGGACATCTAGTGAAATAGCTACATTTACTATACGAGAATTTGATTATGCTAAACGTCGTGTAGGAGATCTAATTACTAATCCTATGCCTACATTTGTAGGTAAACGTATAAATAAAGTATTGTTTTTCCGTAACAGATTAGCTCTATTAGCAGGGGAAAACGTAGTATTGTCACGACCCGGGTCGCTTGCAGAGCCTGATTTCTTTGCAGAAACTGCTCTTACTGTTTCCGCTAGTGACCCTATAGATATATCAGCGGCTTCTACATTTCCGTCAGAAATTTTTGATGGCATAGAAATTAATGCTGGTTTACTTGTATTTAGTACTAACCAACAGTTTTTATTATCTACTGATGATACAATACTAAACCCAGATACAGCTAAATTACGTAGCGTATCTACATTTAATTATAATAAAGATGTATCTCCTATTTCTTTAGGTACAACTATAGCATATATTGATAACTCAGGTAAATATAGCCGTGTCAACGAAATGGCTAATACATCCAGAGAAGCAGAGCCAGACGTTGTAGAAATTAGTAAACTTGTTCCTTCTTTACTACCTAAAAATATAGACCTTCTAACTAACTCACGAGAAAACGCATTAATATTATTTGCTAAATCTGCTGATAGTACTTGCTTTGTCTATGGTTATAAGTATTTAGCTATAGGTGATAAGAAACAGCAACAAGCATGGTTTAAATGGAAACTAAATAATCCAATAAAATATCACTTTATTATTAATGATGACTATTATTTTGTAGACACAGATAATTTCTTACAGTCTATAAAATTAGTACAATCAGAGGATGAGCCTAGTATTACTCAGGATAACGTAAACTATCTTATACATTTAGATAATCATACAGATATTTCTGGTGGTGTATATAACGCAACAACTCAAAAAACTACATTTAGTAGTGTTAGTTGGATGCCTCAAGTTACTACACCTAATTATGACTTAGCTATTGTAGACATAACATCTGGTACTAATAATACTAGATTAGCTAGATATGCTAAACCTACAACTACTAGCACAACTAGCTTTACAGTTCCCGGAGACTGGTCAGGAGTTACACTAAAGATAGGATACTTATATGAATATCTTGTAGAGTTTCCTCGAATATACCCGACTAAAACTGCGGGAGAAAAATCATTTTCTGATGTTAACTCTTCACTTATTATACATAGATGTAAGTTTCATTTTGGCAAGATAGGTTTATATGAAACTAAACTTAAACGTCTAGGTAAATCTGATTACGATGATGTATATGAATCTAATCAGTTAGATGAATATGAAGTATCTGATGCTCCATATTTAGAAGAACATATACAAACTATACCAGTCTACGAAAAGAATAAAAACGTAGATATATTATTAAAATCAAGTCACCCCGCTCCAGCTACCCTAAGAGCAATGGCATGGGAAGGTGACTATTCACCAATGTTTTACAGACGTGCCTAATTACATACACCCAATTACAATGGAGGCTGCTACAGAAGTAGCCTTCAATCTCCGTCCAGATGACCTCAGAGAGGTCGAAGAGGGTCATGGGATAGATCATACCCACCTACCATTTCTCATGACTCACAACCCATCCTACGTGTATTTCACAGTGCCTGACGGCAAGACTGCTGGCATGGCCGGAGTAGGAGATAAAGGTGATATATGGATGCTTTGCACTCCTGATATACACCGATACCCAATTACATTTGCAAGAGAGGCAAAGCGGTATGTCGATAGCCGTAAGGAGCCCCTCCTCTGGAATATAGTTGACAGTAGAAACACAGTACATTTAAAACTACTTAAGTTTCTAGGCTTCAAGTTCTTACGTAAGTTTGAACATGGACCAAACAATGTACAATTTATAGAATTTTGCCGTGTGCATGGATGCTAACGCAGCTGCGAGAAATGCTGCGAAACAACGATGGGCAGAGAAAGATGCGAAGTATCGTTCAGAATCCCTAAAATTTTGGAATAGAGAAGCTCAAGCTGTAAAGAATCAAGATTTAGCAGCTAGAGGTCTCAGTCGAGCCATTAGTAATGACTATCAAAATGCTTTATATGTTCAAGGTAAAGCACGAGAAGCTGTAGAAGCAGGGTACACAAAGTATTTTGCATCTAAAGGATCAGTCAATGAAGGTGGTAGAGCACAAAGAAGAAACACAGGACTGAAGGCTTTACTAAGAGCCCAAGGTAAACTTGAAAGTCAAGTACAACAGGAATTTGGTGTACAGATGGCACGTCGCTTTACAGCACGTAAGAGAAAATATCTAAGTGTTGTAGCTCAGAACAGACAATCACTAGGTATAAGACCAGAGTATGGAGCACCTGTATTTATGCCACCAAGTGATAGACTGAGTGGTGCATTAAGTATCGCAAGTAGTATTGCAGGTATTTACTCGGGTTTCAAGGTGCCCTAGGCGGGGGCTTAAACACGCCAAAGTATAATCCACTAGATATACAGATTGCGTAATGACATCATCTTATTTTGAATCGTTAGGAAGGGGAACCACCAAACCCTTTTCTGACCCAGAGCTAGACTATCTAGACACAGAACCAGATCTTACCGAAGTTGTTAACAAGCAAATAGATAAAAACATTAAAGATAGAGAACAATTCTTTAATGATAACATTAGAATGTACAACCAGACTATGCAAGCTCGTAGTCAGCGTTGGAATGATTTAGCTAAGTTAACACAGTCAGGTAAACAAATAATACAAAACAGACAAGCATTTATTGATAGACGTGACTTCTACGAAAACTTACAAAAGCAGGCAAACAATCCTGACTTAGTTAAAAAGTATCAAGCTGTAGAAAAAGACGCTCAAGCTGAAACAAATGCAAACAAAGTAGATATAAATAAAGAAGTATCTAAAGTAGAAAAAGGTATAGACCAAAACGGGGTTGGATATGACAGCAGTGGAGAAAAGTTTTATCCAGAAGATTTACGTGATCTTAAATCAGCTGTATTCTCTATAGATAATCTAAACGGAAGAGCTGGTATCAATAGCATGAATTTGCATTGGAATCAGTATCTAGATATTGCTAAGAAAAGCATGACTGTCAATGGTAAATTATTTGACCAGATGACTTACAGTGAAAAAGGCGAATGGTTTGCTGTAGTTGCAGCTAACTATATTGGAATGTATAGAGATGAAGATGCTAATATATCTGACGGATTATTAATTAATAAATTTGTACCAACCTTACGGACTTCTCAGAAGTCTATTCTAGGTCAAGCAAATGCTACCGCTACAGCTGCTAATAATAAGGTTATAAGTGATAATCAAAACTTTCAAAACCAAAGAGCTATTGCAGCTGCATGGTCAAACAGTAGAGAGACAGGTGACCAATCCTATTTAGTAAGTGAGATATATGGACCTACAGGTATTATAGGACAGTATGAAGCTTTGTATGATGGTGAGCCTAATTCTATGGCTTTAGCAAATACAGACTTTACTAACATGGTTATAGATGGCATAAATAATAAAGTTATACCAGAAGAAGCTGTATACTGGTTATTAGATAAAGCTGAGTTTCAAGCAAAAGGTGGCGGAACTACAACATACAGAAAGTTACAAAAAGGAAATGCTACTAAAATAGACATAGCTTTAAAAAATCAGCTCATAACTGAGTCAAAAGGTGACCAACAAAAATACTTAGATTACCTTACTGGTTTAGCTGACAACGAAGGTACAGTCATAACAATGGATATGATTTCCACTATTTATGATAAAGACCTTAGAGTAAGAGCTTTAGATTTAGTTACTCGAAGTTCTAGAGGTCCAATTAACAGTGACCAGTTCTTAGCAGCTAAAAATGAGTTATCTTTAGCTACGTATGCGAGAGCACAGGACCCTCAAGTTTTTCCAAATGCTGCTAAAGGTAATGCGTATGTAGCTCAGAATAATAACTTTTTAAATATAGCAGCTCAGAAATATTTTAAAGAGCGTTACGATTATTATACCGAAAAAAATCAAACAGAAGAATTTGCACAAGGTGAAGCACTTAAAGAAACTATAGAAAAATTAAACAAAGGTGACTTTGATAAAGCTGTTGGTGACTTTGGTACATATGATAAAGGAGCAGCAAACTTAGTTGTAGAGACTACTGAAAATGTTAGAAAAGATCCGTTTGGATGGTTAAGTGCTAAGACACTACATAAAGGTGAGCAACCATATGCTATACAGGCTTATGAATGGTTTATGTCTGGTGGTAAAGGACCAGTCCCAGCTTACTACAGAGAGATATCTAAACTGTATAAAAACAAATCTGCTGTACAAATAATGCACGACAGATTAGTAGCTACAGAAAACATGGATGTTATAAATAACCTTGATGTTGAAACTAGAGTAGGTTTAAATAATCCTTATGATGTACAAGATTTAACAAACAAACCATTCTATTCTAAAACTTTACGAGTAGCACTTAAGAATCCAGAAAATTTTGGTAAGTTATTAACACGAATTACAAACCCAGAAACTGTAAAAAATGGTGGTATAGATGCTATCAAAGATTCTGAAGGTCAATATACAACATTAGAAAAGCCATTAAGTGAACACAATGTTGTTGAAGTAGGTGACTTATTACTAAATGGTTACGATGGATTTGGATTGTATGATATGAAAGGTGAGTCATTAGCTGCTGTACTAAATTACTTGGTAAGTAATGGTTATGTAACAGCAGATCAAAAGTTTGACGAGGACTTTCAGAAAAAGATTATACTTACCAGACTCAGATTAAAAAGTAATGGAGCATTAGTCTTAGATGGTGATACAAGCTACAGAAGACTTGTTGACTTTACAGAAGAAGATAAGCAAAAATATAAACAAATAATGGGAGATATTCCACCTTATATGGAACTTGATACACTACTTCCAGTCGTTGCTAAGGCAAAGATAGAGGAAGACCTATAATAAACTATGGAAAATGAAGCAAACATAACCTATGATCCTACGGGATTACCTTCAATAGAGGAGATGGCTGCTAGTGTAGAAGAAGAAGAAAAACGTCGTGAAGCTATAGAGCAATCACAGCTTCAAGCACAACAAGTAGAGACACAAGCTCTAGCCGAAAAAGATGACCCTAGAAATGCAAAGAACTGGGGTCTCAAGGCTTTTGCTAAAGAAGGTCAATCTATTTTGTCTGGTGGTTTACAGGACACTGCTTCTTCCGTTACTACATTTGTAGAGCGTACAGCTGATGCTGTTTCTGGCGAGCGTCAAAGAGAGATTGAAGAAAAGGGTTATTATAAACCAGAGTGGGATCCATTTACGGATGAAGAAGATCCTATTGTTACAAAGACTTGGTGGGGACAATTTTTAAGAGGCACTGTACATTTTGGATCTATGGCAGCTGGTACAGTATTAGCAGCTAAAGGTCTTGCAGCTACAGGTATACCATTATTAGCTGGTGGTGCTACGGCACTTTTAAATGCTGGTAATGTTACTAGAGCTATTGCTATCGGTGGCGTGTCTGACTTAATATCTAAAGAATCTGACGGACACAACGCATTAGGAATGATGCGAGATAGATGGGGTTGGATGGATACACCACTAAGCACAAGAGAAACAGATCACCCTGTTATGATGAAGATGAAAAACATCGTAGAGGGTATGGGTATCGGACTTGCATTTGATGGTGCAGCCTATTTGTTAGGTAAAGGTACTAAAGGCGTTAGAAACCAGATACGTGGGCGTAATGCTAGCGTTGAAAACCAAACTACTACTGCTGCATTAGCACAGTTAAGAAGAGGTGAGACTGAGTTTCGTGCTGAAAAGAACGCACCTATATCTCAACGACATCAAGGTGCACATGTATCAGAAGTTGAGCCCGGGAAAGCAAGAGAACAACTAAAACGTACACGTACAGATTGGGGATCTGAAGAAGGATCTACAGGTTCTGTTACAACTAACGTAGAACGTGAGCGTGTTGTTAGAGAATCAGGCACTACTGACGAGATAGTCGAACGTACACTACGAGGTTTGATGAGCGATGACAAGTTTGCGGCTGAATTAGATGCTGTAAAAGGTAATAGAAAGCTGCTAGCTGATGTCTGGCGTGATGCTATTACATCTTATCATCAGATTATCGAGGGTAGAAATGCACTAGATATGACTCCAGAAGAGTATCTTGCAGATTTATTTAATAAAAAACCAGCTACATTGCCAGTAGGTGATGACTTAATCGAGACATGGACTGGAGAAACTGTTGTAACAGCTGACTTAGTTGTAGGTTCTTTACTTAAACAACTACGTGATACTGGTATAGCAGGCAGAGAACTAGCAGATATTGTGTCTTTAGATGATATAGACGGACCAGCAAAGCAAATTGTAGATACTATGATGACAGCTTTGTATCAAACTAAGAAATCTAGGTTTGTTGCATCTGATTACTTTAGATCATTTGGTGCTGGTAAGACTAGACAACAGTTAAATGATGCAGTTAATGCAGCTGTAAAGTCTGATATACAAGATACAAAAGATTCTATACTATCAATACTTAAGATAGCTAAAGATGACCCTGATGACAACCTATTAAATGCGTTGTTTGAAGCGTTTTCTATGATGAAAAACGTAAATAATCTAGAAGACTTTGATAACTGGGCAAGAAAAATACTTAGAGGTGGTAGATTAGATCAATCACAACCTGATCGTACTGGTGCATTAATACGTAACTTACAGGAAATGGTAAGTCATAGTGTACTTAGTGGACCTAAAACACCAATGCGAGCACTTCTCGGTACAGGTACTGCAACATTCTTAAGACCATTATCAACATTTTTAGGAGCTGTTGTACGCTATCCATTTGAGGGAGATGCCGCTACTGTACGTAGTAGTCTAGCATCCATGAATGGAATGATGGAAGCTATACCAGAAGCATTTGATTTATTCTTTACTAAGTTAAACGCATACTGGAGTGGCGATTTATCTAGCATCAAAACAAGATATATAGAATATACAAAAGGTGATGCTAACTGGGAACTTATACGTAGATGGGCAGAAGACAGCGGAAGAGCTGATAAAACAGATAGAGCTATTTTTGCAGTTACTAATATGATACGTGGTATTAACAATAATAACATGTTTACATATTCTACTAAGATAATGGCTGCGACTGACGATGCTTTTTCATTCTTACTTGGTAGAGCTAAGATGAGAGAAAAGGCTATGCGTAGAGTTATGGAGTTACAAGAAGGTGGTATTAACGTACCAGAAATAACACCAGCACTTATGCGAGCTTATCAAGATGACTTCTACGGAGAGATTTTTGATGCAGCTGGTAATATAAAAGATGAAGCAGCTAACTATGCTAGAAAAGAAGTTACACTAACACAAGATCTAACTGGCTTTGCTAAAGGTCTTAATGATGTACTAACTGCTAATCCATATGTTAGACCTTTCTTTTTATTTGCTAGAACTGGTGTAAACGGACTAGCATTAACAGGTAAGCATACACCCGGTTTTAACTTCTTAGTTAAAGAGTTTAATGACATAGCATTTGCAACAGCAGAGAACTTAGCAGAAGTTAAAAAGTATGGTATTAATAATGCAACTGAATTAGCTAATGCTAAAGCTTTACAAACAGGTAGATTGGCGATGGGCTCTGCTGTAGTATTCATGGCAATCAACAAATGGATGTCTGGTGGATTAACAGGTAATGGACCAGCTGATAGACAAAAACGTCAAGGTTGGGTAGATGGAGGTTATTTACCTAGAACTATAGACGTTGGCGGTGTTAGAGTTGGATATGACTCAATAGAACCTTTTAACCTTATATTATCTACTATTGCTGATGTAGGTGATGCAAGTATGTTAATGGGTGAAGAGTGGACAGAAAGAGAACTACAAAAAATATCACTTGTAGTTGCCCAATCTATTACAGGTAAATCATACCTTGCAGGCTTACAACAGCTAGTAGACTTAACAGCCGGACGCCCCGGTCAGGTCGAACGTATACTTGCAAGTTTAATGAATAATACTGTACCTCTTGCTGGACTACGGAATGAAATAGGAAGATTAGTTACACCTCACATGAAAGAGATAAACTCCGGTATAGGACAGTCTCTTCGTAACCGTAACTTAACATCTGAATATTTACCCGGTAGAGATTTACCTCCTAAGTATGATATGCTTACTGGTAAACCTATTAAAGAATATGACTTCATGACTAGAGCATTTAATATGATTAGTCCTGTATCATTAAATCTTGACACTACACCCGGTAGAAAATTACTATTTAATAGTGGTTATGATTTAAGAATGTCTACTTTTTATGCTCCTGATGGAACTAATTTAACAGATGATCCTGTAATTAGATCTTTATTTCAGAAAGCTATAGGTGACTTAAACTTAGAACGTCAGTTAGATAAACTTTCAAGTGACCCTAGAATTTTAGAATCTATGCAGCTTATGCTTGCTGATATAAATGCAGGCAAACGTGCAGATTATGATGCTCGTGACTATTATCATAATATTGTCATTGATAGACTATTTAAAAACGCACGAATAGCAGCATGGAATAGTATTAAGGACCAAGAGAACGTCAGTGCTTTAATCCTTGAACAGTATGAGAAGAAACGCCTTAAAGAGCAGAAACAACTCGAATCATACAACTTAACAAATATGTATAAATAAATGGCAAATCAACAAAACTCGTATACGGGAAGTCAAGGTACAGGTACTAACAGTGCTGATTTTGCCTTTACCTTTCCGTCATTTACAACAAGCGAGGTAAAAGTAGAGGTTGATAATGTAGTCAAAACTCTCACCACCCACTATACCGTCGAAAATTATAATACTACATCTGGTGGTACAGTTAGATTTACCACAGGAAATATACCTACAGGTTCTACACCTTTGCGTATATTTAGGCAAACAGACGTTGATAATCCAAAAGCTACATTTGCAGCTGGTTCATCGTTAAAAGCCCAAGAGATAAATGATAACTTTAAACAGTTACGCCATGCTTTACAAGAAGCTATAGGTGCGACTTATGATAATAGTGGTAATATTACTAGCAGACAGGTACAAAGTTTTAACATCGAAGATGGTGCTATAACCTCAGCTGCTATAAAAAACTTAACAATAGAAAGAGACGATATAGCAAACGATGCTGTAAACGGTACTAAAATAGCAGACGATAGTATTGATTCTGAGCATTATGTAGCTGACTCAATAGATTCAGAACACTATGCTCCCGGATCAGTAGATGCAACAGCTATAGGCAACAACGCAGTAACACGAGTAAAAATTATTGCAGATGCTGTCGATGGTACAAAGATAGCAGACAACTCTATAGACTCTGAGCACTATGTAGATGGGTCTATTGATGTCGAACACTTAGCAGATAACTCTGTAGACAGAGCATCTATAGTTAATGATGCAGTTAATGGTGATAAAATAGCTGATGACTCTATCAATTCTGAACATTACGTAGATGCTTCTATAGATCATGTACATTTAGCAAATGACAGTGTAGACGGAGATAACATAGCTGATGATTCTATTAACTCTGAACACTATGTTGACTTATCTATTGATACACAGCATATTGCAAACTTAAATGTTGTAACTGCTAAAATAGATAATAATGCTATTGTTACATCTAAAATACTTGACGGTAATGTAACAAGAAATAAACTTGAAGCTGATGCCGTAGATGGTACTAAATTAGCTGATAATTCAATCGACTCAGAACATTATGTTGATGGCTCTATTGACCATGTTCATTTAGCTAATGACGTTATAGATGGAGATAATATACAGGATGATGTAATTAACTCTGAGCATATTGTTGCTGGAGCTTTAGATAATGAGCACTATGCAGCCGCATCTATTACATCTGATAAGTTAAGTGGTACAACAGTTGTTACAGCTTCAGAGCAAGCAACTGCAACATCTAACGATACATCTTTCTTAACAGTTGCAGCAGCTGATGCTAGATTCTTTAATATTAGTTCTGGCGACACAATAAAAGATGGTCAAACATTTCCAGACAATGATACTTCGATTGCTACAACCGCAGCTATTAATGACAGAATTATTGACATTGTAAATGATGTTGGTGGTTTCGATATTATAGAAAGTGAACAGCATTTTCCTAACACTAACCCACAAGGTCAGGCAGGGTCAGCAGCTGTACTCAGTATTAAGGCAGCATCAGGAGCTTTAACTCCTAGTGGTACAACCTTAACAATATCTAATGGTAACTTAGCGAATAATGCTAACATTACTATAACTGGTGTAACATCTACTATTCCACAAGGTTTTGGATTCATAGTAGAATCTACATCTACACTACATACATATACATTTCACAGATTAGTTCCAAAAGCAACAGAGGTTACAACTGTAGCTACTAATGTTAGCAGTGTAAATACTTGTGCAACTAATATAGCTAATATTAATACAGTTGCTTCTGACTTAAATGAGAGTACATCTGAAATAGATACTGTTGCAAATAGTATTACAAATGTAAATGCAGTTGGTAACTCTATAGCTAATGTTAATACTACAGCTACTAATATATCTAACGTAAATACTGTAGCTACAAATATTGGCAATGTAAATACTGTAGGTAATGCTATATCTAATGTAAATACTGTAGGAAGTGCTATTGCCAATGTAAACACAACTGCAAGCAATATAGGAAATGTAAATAACTTTGCTTCTACATATCAGATAGCAGCTAATAATCCGACAACAGATGGTGGTGGTAACGCACTTGCTGCTGGAGACTTATACTTTAACACTTCTGCTAATGAACTTAAGGTTTATAACGGTAGTGCTTGGCAGGGTGGTGTAACAGCTACTGGTAACTTTGCAGTAACAACTGGTAACACATTTACTGGTAACAATATTTACGCTTCGCATACTACACATAATGACAACGTAAAAGCTAGGTTTGGTACTGGAAATGATTTAGAGATATTTCATAATACTAATGACTCTATAATCAATGATGCTGGTGATGGTAACCTAAAATTACAAACTGGAGGTTCTACGAAGTTAGAAGTTACAGGTACTGGAGCTACCGTTACTGGTAACATTACAGTATCAGGTACTGTAGACGGTCGTGATTTAGCGGCTGACGGTTCCAGCTTAGATAGTATCGAACAAGGTATTATAGGAACTAACGTAACTAATGGTAATATTAGATTAGAACCTAACGGCTCAGGTGTTGTCGAAGTTAAAGGTGCGGGTAGTGCTGATGGTACATTACAACTTAACTGTTCAGCTAACAGTCATGGTATTAAACTAAAGTCACCACCTCACAGTGCAGCTGCAAATTATACACTTACATTCCCTAATACAGACGGTAATAACCATCAACTTCTTAAAACTGATGGCAGTGGTCAACTAAGCTGGACAACTATTGCTAACTCTAATGTTAGCTCAAGTGCAGCGATAGATGGAACAAAGATTTCTCCTAACTTTGGATCTCAGAACGTGCTTACAACTGGAACTATAGGTTCTTCAAATATAACAATATCAAATACTGCACCATCTATAGCTTTAATTGATACAGATAGTAATTCAGACTTTAGTATTTTTGGATCTCAAGGTGAGTTTAGAGTAAGAGATCAAACAAATACAACAAATAGATTAACAATAGCTTCAGATGGAACAACAACTATAGCTGGTAATACAGACTTTGGTGCTGGTATTGACGTAACAGGAAATATCACAGTATCAGGCACAGTAGATGGTCGTGACGTAGCTACTGACGGAACTAAACTTGATGGTATTGCAACTGGTGCAACGAATGTAAGCACAGAAAACATACAAGATATAGTTGGTGCGATGGTTTCTAGTAATACAGAGTCAGGTATTACAGTTTCATATCAAGATGGTGATGGTACTTTAGATTTTGAGGTTGGAGGTGTAACCGGTACACAAATCGCATCAAATGCTCAAATACCTTTATCAAAACTAGAAACAATTACAAGCAATAGAATTGTAGGTAATGACAGTGGAAATGCTGTACCAAAAGAACTAACAGCAGCAGAAGTTCGTACAATAATAAACGTAGAGAACGGTGCTACTGCTGACCAATCAGCTTCTGATCTTAGAGGTCTTGGATTTTTTGATACAAGTAATGATGGTTCTGGTAGTGGATTCGATGCTGACTTATTAGATGGACAGCATGGTTCTTATTACCAAAATGCAAGTAATATAAACTCTGGAACTTTACCGTTAGCTAGAATAGGCAATGGCTTTATAACACAAGCCAAAATGGCTAATAATTCTATTGGCACAAACCAGCTAATTAATGATAATGTAACTTCTGACAAAATTGCTGATGATGCAGTAAATGATTCTAAACTATCTAATACAGGTGTAAGTGCTGGTACTTATGGTTCTGCTACAGCAATCCCTGCTGTGACTGTTAACGCTCAAGGGCGTGTCACAGGAGTAAGCACAAACAACGTAAGCATACCATCTGGTATACCGGCTGGAATGGTAGCACCTTTTGGTCAAACTTCAAACCCATCAGGTTGGCTTGTATGTAATGGAGCTGCTGTGTCTAGATCTACTTACTCTGATTTATTTTCTGCGATAGGTACAACCTATGGTGCTGGTGATGGTTCTTCAACTTTCAACGTACCAGAATTACGAGGTGAATTTATTAGAGGTCTTGATAACTCAAGAGGAATAGATAGCGGACGAAGCAATGGTTCATTCCAAGATCATGGTATTCCAGCTATGATCGGTAGGTTTGCTGATAGTCATGGTAACTGTAGAATGTACACAGTTAATACTGGTAGTTATACAAACCCATTTACAGGTGTAGGTTCAAGTAGTTGGAGAAGTTCTATTGAGTACGTTCCCGGTAACTCTGCAACTATTCAATTTGATTCTACAAGAATTATACCAGACGCAACACACGTAAGACCACGTAACGTGGCGATGACATATATGATAAAAACTTAATTATGGCAGTAACAAAAACATGGGAAGTTACAAATTTAACTCGTGACGTAAGAGATGGATATGTTTACGTAATTGAATTTGAGGTAACCGCAACTGAAGGAGCAGAGGAAATAGGAAAAACTAGAGGAGAAGTAGCTTTTATGAACAAACCATCCACACTACCAAGTGATTTCATAGCCTACGCCGACTTAGATAAAGATACTGTATTAGGCTGGGTTAAAACTCAGTTAGGTACAGATAAAGTTACTGAGATTGAAACTACAATCGAACTTTTAAATAAACTTGCTAACGGTAAACCTTGGTAATGGAGATACCTATTATAGACTTACCACCCGTTGAGTCTATTAAAACTATTTCTATACCTTTACCTACTGCTGATGTACCTAGTTATGTACCCTTGGTTATACCTCCAAGTGATTTGAAGGAGCCAGAGGGTACAAAACCTGTAGAAACTGTGCAACCCCCACCGCCTGTACTAAACTTGCCGGGGTTGCCACCTGTTCCGATACCTCCAGCTGAGGTATTAGGTCCTACAGTTATTACAGCTGTTACAGCCGTAGCAGCTACAACTGTAGCAACTCCTATTATACAGGATATAAAAGAAAGAATTACGAAGTTTTTAAATAATAAAATAAAAACATGGAAAGAAAACCGGAAGAAAAAAAGGGAATCTTTACAAAACTCAAAGAAAACATAGATGACCATGATGAACAGATGCAAATACTAGGTGCGATGGTGCGTCTAGGCGTTGTTATCTGGTCAGGATTTATTATAACTCTTAATTATGTAGAGTTACC